GTGATTTAGATGAACCACCCATCTTTGCATTTAAATCTGGACTTCTATAACCAGATGTAATAATTGTAATACCAAACTTTTCTCTTATTGGTTGCACAACATTTGCAAATAATTTTTTTGCATTTTCTAGATGTTCTTCACTTAAAGAATTATCTATTTCGTGTCGTGTTGCAGTTTGAGATTTTATGTATTCTGCAACAGTAAAGTTTTTTGATAGTTTCATTGTTCTAATCCTAATTTAGTTTTTTCTATGAGATAAGAACGAACAAATCCTGAACGAACAATATCACCTATTGTAAATTCTACAACTTCAAATTCTTTCATTTGTTCTAAAATTCTCATGAAATCTTGTAGACCTTCTCTTTCAGACATTTTAGATAAATCTGTTTGAAAAAAATCACCACAAAATATAATCTTACTATCTTGACCAACTCTTGTAATAACTGTATCTAATTCATGAAAATTTAAATTCTGTGATTCATCAACAATTACAATAGCATTATCTAATGTAATACCTCTTAAATAAGAAGTAGTTAAAAATGTAATACTACCTTGATTTTTTAATCTATCATACAACATACTGAAAGCAGTATCACTTGCTTGTTCAAACATAAATTGAACCATGTTATGATATGGTACTTGATACAATGCTGATTTATCTTCTTCATCGCCTGGTAAGAAACCAATATCTCTTGTTGGTACAACAGACCTAATAATAATTACATTGTCGTATTTTGTTTTTGGGTCTAACACTTGTTCAAGTGCTAAATATAGTGATACAAAAGTTTTACCTGTACCAGCGGCACCAAAGAGAAACAAATTCTTATTATTTTTTCTCCATGCTTCGAATACTAATTTTTGATTGTCTGTGATTGGTTTAATTGAAACTAAATTATCAAGTTTCACATCTTGTTTTTTTGCCATAATTAATCCTCAAGTTGTTTACTAAAAATATTTCCGTCGCTATCTGTAGCTGTAATTGTTCCGATACCCTTTTCAGTTATTAAATTAAAATATACATTCTCTGCAATTCCTATCGTACCCTCATAACGAAATGAAGAATTGTCAAATTCAATATCTACCTTCTCTATGTATTCTGCTGGAATTTCTGTTCTAGTTAATTGGTCAAATTGCATACCACTATAATTAGGGTGCCAGAATTGATAGTTAGTGACACCTGGGTATGAATAAGGACTTTTTACAGTTATCGTACCTTTTGGGTTTCCAGAGTCTATCAGACCTGGTGCTGAACAACCCCCAGCAGCTTTAATAAATCGTGTTACCATATATACATCACCAAATCTATCTTCTGCAAGCACTCTTAAATAAGTATATGCATTAACTCTAATATTTGTTTCAACATATGCAGGCATATTATCAAACTCAAATATTGCACAACATGGTGTTGGATTTTCATCAACAATCAAGATATATTTTATGATATCTCTTGATTTAGTGGAAATTGTAATTGGAACATTTGCACCATTTAAAGCACGATATGGTGCTTGTATATCAATTAATCCAGTACCATCATTTATAACTACATCTTCATCAAGGCCCTTCATAAAGTCTTCATTAAGGAAAGTATCTTTAATCCATTCTTCCCAAGAAAAATGAGTTTCCGAAGGTAGAGAAATAGGTAACAATAAAAGAAGTAAAAATAGTATTTTCATACTACTATTTAGTTCTTTTTTTATGCTTATCGTATGCCCTTCTTGCCTTTAATTGTTTAATCGTTTTCTTTCCATATCTATCAGCCAAAGGGCTAGTAGGATGCTTCTCTGCAATTTTACTTAAAGTGTCTTTCCAACCACTATCACCTAACTGTGATTTTGAAACACCACCAATAATATTCATTTCTTTAAAAGAACTTTGCCATTGTGGGTTTTGTTGTAAGAACAAAACCTTTTCATCATAGGTGCAGAACTTTTCTAGTTCTTCGCCTGTTTCTTTATTTTTAAAATCATATCTAGGCATTGAAACCGTATTCTTCGTTTAACTCTTCTTTTAAAGTTTGAGCTCTTTCTTTTAAATAATTATTTGCTGTATGAACATAACCCATATCTTCTGGACCATTGTCTTCAATAAATTTATCTGCGATTCTTATTTCTTCAAGCAACCACAATAGTTTATCTAATTTACTTACTTTTGTTTTCTTGTCCATAATATTTTCTCCTTAGTTCATGATTTTCTTCAATTAAATTTTTAATCTTGATATTTGCATTAGTAAGTTGTTCTTGCAAATCTCTAACATTTCTTTTTAATTGGGTTTCACTATCTAAATAATTCATATCACTTTTTGCTATGTGTTCACCAATGTCGTCCCAATAACTTTTTCTTCGTACCATTGTGGTATACTCCTATTTTTCCAAGTGGCAAATCTTACCTTCTCATTTATATAGTAGTTCTTATATGCCGTTATTGGCTTGCCAGGCACTTTACAATATTCCGGCATACATTGTGGCATCTCTGTTGTTCTCATATCTTGAGAGATATGTTTAGGTATAAAATTTAAGTATGGTAATCTATCTTCTACTGAGTGCCTCTTACCATATCTATGTGTATATTCTTTGAGTAGATGTACTAATAAATGAAGTAACCAAGAATAATTACCTTTTGTTTCTCTACACCAAATACCAGATGGGTGTTTTACATGACTAGCCAACATTAGATTTTTATCAAACTCTAAATTAGGGTGTCTCCATCTTTTAGCTTTTCTACCTGTTTTAGTAGTACCGATATATTCTATACCATCTAGAACTCTATGTGCAGTAGATAAAAGTTGTGCATACTCAACACACATTTTTACGGCATGTTTATCACAATGTTCTATTGCTGAAATTTCAGGTGATTCATTTAAATAAAATATGTTCATCTGTAAAATATATGCCTTCCTACTTTTGTTGTTACTTCTTTTTTATTTGCCCATTTAGGGTGTACATAATCTGCATGATACCATAAAGCACCGTCAGTAATATCAATCATCTTTTTATGTCTACCTGCAACAAACTGTTCTGCAAGAGTATATAATTCATTATAAGTCTTTTCATCTTTTGGTTCATCTGAATAGCCATCACAAAACCAACTGAACTGACATTTATTTTTGATAGGTTTTTTAATACCTTTTTCTTGCAACCACCACTGTGATATTTTTGCCTGTTCAATTACACTACAAACAGTATTTGGATATTGTTCACTTGCAACTCTATTATACACCACTTGAGTTGTTGCCACAACCCCTGCAATACCTTCACTTCTTGCTTCAAAATACATATTTTTAGCAAGACAGGTAACCTGTGCTGGGTCAATATAACTAATTTTTGGTTCAATAATTGGAAATGATATATCAAGTTTAATATCATCTGTCCAATCTTTTATTGGTTTTTCTTCAAAGGCAGAAATAGCAATAATTATTGCTACTGTGCCACCTAGTAAATATTTTAACATAGTACCTCTCCTAGTTAAAAAAGAAGAAATGCTAGAATTATAATCAGAACGATATTCTAGCATTTCTTTAAACATATTCTTATTCTTCGCCATTTCTAAAGTTTTCAAACATTGCTAATAATAAGAACATGATTCCTACGGCAGATAAGACGGAAAGAGTAGTGAGAGAGGTATCACCGTCAACAGCACCTGCCGCCAGGAAACTGGTCATAAATCCAATAATCGTGTAAATCCAAAATAACATAATATAACTTCTCTTTCTTTTCAATTAATAATAACTAATAGTATCACACAAAATTAAGGTTGTCAACCTGCCTTTTTATATTTTGGATGTCTTGTGTTGAGAAAATCATCGTCCCAACTAAATGCCTCTTTTACTACTTGTTGCGATAAACCCTTATATTTTTGATGAAGTATTTTATCTTTAGCAAGTATTACTACTTCAGCTTCATTCTCTTGTAATCCTTCTAATAGTTGAACAAACATCTGTTCACATTTCATCTGATTAAGTCTATCGTTTCCGCCTTTAATATAGTGAAATAATTTTTTGGCTTCTTGCTCTAATCTAGTATGTTGAGTGCCCTCAGGTGCATCATTTTTCATAAATGGTACATCACCCTTTGGTAATCTCCAAACAATCTTTGGGTCAAAAGATGATTTTATAAGCATTCTTAACCCCTCACTATCGTATTTTTGTAATACTTTTATTTTTTTTGGTTTGTCTTTAGCATTATTAACCATTGTCAAAATCTCATGAATTAGAGGTCTAACAACATTCACTGCATTTTCATTTTCAGAATCAGTATAAGCCATTTTAAAAGTCTCCTAGTTTTTCAGTTAATTCACGAAGTCTATACTTCATAAAATATGGAAGTATTTTACTTCTATCAGTTACTTCATAATCTTTCCAAGTAATATATATTCTTTCAAATATCTCACTTGGCAAACATTCCAAATCTATTAAAGTTTTATTTCTTTGATAGTTTCTTTTAAGTTCATCATTCCATTCTGGAATGGGCCATTCACTCTTAGAAATCCATTCGTCTATTTTCTTTTTACTTAAAGGTCTTTGTCTGATACCTTCAACAAATGTATTATCACTAGACAGAATATTTGGTATGCCGTCACCTCTATCACCTTTAAATATATGTTCAATACGATATTGATTTGGGTCAACACCATTTACATATTTTTTTAATGTGGGTGAATATTGTTTTACAAATGAATGTTTTTGTAATTGTATGAAATCTTTATCTCCTGACATGATTAAAACATTTTCAAATAATTTAGGGGTTTCTGATATTACTTTTACAATCGTTGCTATAATATCATCAGCTTCTGCACCTGCCACCTGTAAAACTTTGTAAGGGAAAACTTCTTTAATCTCATCACGAATTTTGTTTAGAGTTTCAAATAATTCATTCCAATCTAACTTAGATGCACTTCTATCTTTTTTACGATTTGCTTTGTAATTAGGAAAATACTCTTTTCTCCAATAATGTTTGTCATCGTAACAAAGAACTAATTCACCATAGTTGTCACCAAACTTTGTTTTATATGAGCGTAGTGAATTAAGAACCATATGTCTAACCATATCTTCATTTAACTCATTACTATTCAAATGTACCATCAAGTTACTAATCATAACTTGATTCATATCAACTAAAATCATTTATCTTTTTTTATCTCTTTTACTTTTTTTAAAAATTCTGGTATCAATTCCATGTTAAAAGTAGTATTTACTTTTTTAGTCTTCTCATCAGTTTCAGTGGTCATGAACTCGTCCATTAAATCCTGCATATCATGTTCTATATCTAAATCTCTATAAAGACTAGATTTAATAGATTCTATGATAAATGCTAAATCTGAAATAAACGGTTTAGAGGTAACCTTAACGCCATTTTCACTCATCATATGAACAACTTGCACTATCAATCCTTCTGTAAGATTATCTGCAAAAGCCATATCTTCATTTAATTCCATAACATCGTAATCAGGTATCTTAACTTCTCTTTTACCCTTAAACTTTTTAGGAAACTGAATTATATTTTTACTTTTCTTATCCATATTCATATTTATACCCACGAATTTACTATTCCTGATAATCCAATCAAACAAGCAATTATATTTAGTATCATTAATGAGGTCTCTTTCCATAAGAAAGAGACCATAATCCATAAAAAAGTCCCTATAACCATGAAATATAAGTTAAGAGGATAGATGTTATATGAAGTCAACATTAACTCTACTATTAATATAATACATGCTGTCCATTTTAGACCATCGACTCTTTTAATTTTTCTGCTTTTCTTATACATCTTCTTGTACTCGCTGCTTTCTCTTTTCTTTTCTTTTCACTTCTTGTTTCAAAAAACTCTCTACTTCTTAATTCATTGAAAAAGTTTTCTTTTTGTA